ATTTGGTGGGCCCCCCGTGAGTCGAACACGGCACCAACGGATTATGAGTCCGTTGCTCTAACCAACATGAGCTAGAGGCCCTATGAAACAATTATATGATAATTAAGATTTAATGTCAACTATTATCTGCGAGCACGTGGTGCAGATATTTCACGACTAGCCATTGACTTGACCCGAGTTGGTCGTAATCCAGTAACACCATGTGTGGTGTCAGCTACAGCAGCCGGATCCTTAACTTTAGATTGTTTTGGTTTAGCCGTTGGAATGACGCCAGCAGCTTGGCCTGCTGCTTTAAGAGCACCACTGCTAATTGTAACTTTCATACAATTACTCTGTGTGTCGGTCCAACTTGGAAAACTTACACTGAGTTGATCAGCTATTGCAGCCACGTCGTCGCCACTGTTTACATATAAAAATCCAGTAACAGCACTGTCCATAATTATGATGCCATCAAAATCTTTATCAGCTTTATAAACTTCGAAACTAGTTTTTAGCATTTCTTTTTTTAATTCTGAACCATTTATAGTACCATTAGGTCCTACAATTTTGTTAACCATCGAAGTCACATTAACACTGGGATAGTGCATTTCTAACATTGCTTTTAGTGCAGCTTTAACTTTTTTACTGTCATTTCCAAAAAATGCACTAAATGATGCCATGTTTAATTTTGGGTTGAATGTTTCTGCTATCTGTGCATTGTCTGTAGGTATTTCTGCGCCTGGTTCAATTTTTTTAATTACAGGAGCGTATTCACGTGCAAATCTGCCTACAATGGCTTGACTACCAGCTGGCCCCAATCGTCCGTTTTGACCAGCTTTTAATTCAATTTTAGTCCCATCTATGTCTAAATCCCCAGGCGCACCTCGGCGGTTAACTCCAGGACTAATAATGTCCAACATATATTCGCCTTTACCCACATCGCCTTTTTCGCCGATTTTACCAGATATTTTTTCAAATATATCCACTTTGATAGCATCAAACGTTTTTCTAAATTCACTATCGATAAGTTCAGCATAACTATGTAACTTACGAGGGGTTAATAATTTCTTTTCATCTAGAATACCGTCTGTGCTTAATTTTTTTAAGAATTTTTTAACTTCGGCATCTGTTAAATTGGCGCCAGCTAATGCTTCTAAGAATACATTGTTGACAATGCCTTTATAGTTTCTTAATGTAGTAAATTTTTCTACATCTTTTTTAATACCATACTTATTAGTAAACTTTAAAATATCTGTTAAATCATCTTCGTCGGGTATCTTAGATACACGCTTAGTGATTTCAGAACGTAGTTCTTCTGGATCTTCGTCTACTATGCTTATAAATTTTCTAATGTCGTTTGTCATGATACTATATTTATTTTAAATCTAATATTAGATAACTTGTTGCAATGCAACATAAATATCAGTAGAAACACTGATATAATATTTAAGGAAAAAGAAATGTTTATTTTAAATTGGCTAGACAAAGTTTTTGCTAGAACCAGTTACCAGGACAATGTAGAAGCTTATATTTGTCAAAAACAGCCAAAAAATGCTGCCGACGTTGAACATGCTATAAAAGAATACAACTACAGATTTTTACAAAGGAATTGGCAATGAAAAAATTATTAAAAACAATTAGTTCTCTATTAAGCAGTATAGCCGAAGCTAGAGCAGCTTCAAGTTTAGCTAGAATGCACAAATATGAAGCAGCAACTAATGTTATAATTGGAAAAAAATAAATTACTGGCGCTGAATATCTTCTTCAATACAGTTTTCTCCGTATTGAATTTCAATTAGCTTAAGTGGCTGATCGGTCTCATTGCATAACATGTGCCACTCATTGGGTTCTATGAATGTGCTTTCATGTGCGATTAATGAGCATTTAAGGTCATGATCTGTACTAGAATCCAATGTATATACAGATGCTTGCCCTTCCGCCACAAACCAAAATTCTGCACGTTGTTTGTGTCTTTGCATACTAAGGCAAGTTTTAGGGGCTACAGTTAGTTCTTTTAATTTAACGCCCGGGCCGCATGTATGCAAAATTCTATAATATCCCCAGGCCCGAGATGTTTTAGGAGCTTTCCATTCTTCAAGAATCCAGCTTGAAGAATTTAATTTGTTTTCGCCACCTACGCCGAATACGAATTCTAAGTTATTGTCCTGACAGGCCATTTCTGGAATATTATCTTTAGTTCTATCCCCGCCGTTAGCAAAAATAATTTTAGCATCGGGGTACACTGATCTTACTCTTAAAATTGCATCTATACTAGATCCATCATTGTCTTCGAATTCGTAGACAAAGTCTACCATCTTTAAATTGTCAATGATAGCGGCTCGCTCTGCCCATGGCATAAATGCCCGGCCCTTTTTTCTCTGCAACCAAGCATCGCTGTTAACACCAACAATTAAAATGTCGCCCAATGATTTAGCAGCTTTAAAATATTCGATATGTCCGGAATGTACGGGGTCGAACCCGCCTGTTACTAATACAATATTCATACTGTTACTTATAAAGTAATATCTTCCATACCCGCAGTTCTGAGTCTGCTGACATGCCCTAGCATAAAGTTTTTACTTTCCAAACCTTTCATAAGCCCTAACCATTTGTTACGGACTAAAGCAACTTCATTGATAATGGTTTCGAAATCGATTACTTCATCTTCCCCGTCTACATATTTCTCAGCATCTCGGCTGGTCAATGCTCGAGGATAATTTTCTAAATATTTTTGAAAATGTTTTTTTCTAATTTTTCTTAATTGTAGATTAAGATACTGTAGTACTGCTTCAATTTCCTGTAACTGATTAAACCTTTGTTCTGTAATACCGGGTAATGAAGAAACATTTTTTTCTAAGTTACCCTTAATATTACATTCAAATTTAGCCTGTATCAACTCATCTTCATAATAATTTATGAAGGCGGGAATATTGCCCATGTCAGACACTACTTTGTTATACCACATTATTCTTCGTAATCTTCGTCGAGATCGTCTTCTTCATAATTTCCAGCATACTCATCAAAACTACGCTTGGTATAACTGTCTGTACCACTAAATTCTTTTAATTCGTTGTCCCCGATCATATCCACCAGAATACTCATTAAATTATCACTGGCTTCTTGTCTATCTTTTTGTGCTATATATTGTTTAAGAGTTTGATACGTTTCTACCAAAACATCAACTTCTATACTCATACTTTATCCTTTGTTTCAAATATTAATCCTGGATGCTCTTCAAACCATTTACAAACTACATCATAATCACTATTGAAATGTATACTTAATGTCCACCTATGGCCATTGTTTTCTATTCCGTGTAGTTTTTGTGTATCTAGCAACCACGCTGTATTTAATTGACTAGGGTATACTTCTTTAATATTATCATATTCAACCCACGTATGTGCAGCTAAATCTGAATTCTTAAAAATATAATTTAAAGAAGTTTGCAGGTGAGGTAAATCTATGTGTCCTGCACCTGCACCATGCAAATAACTAATTGCACCTTCGTCGGGTTTCAATTCAGCCATTGTGTTAAGTAAGTCGTCGATCCAAGGCATTGTTTTATTAATAATAGGACTTGCTACTCTAAACCAAGATTCGCTAGTTTTATGTTGACTAATAGTGCCCAACGACTTTAAATCATAATGTTCCGATTTTCCGTAATCAGACAAAGACCCAGCTGATTTTAATGATAACAATTTTTGTGTTGCCAATATAGTTTTATCCCAATCATGATTTATGATTATATCAATTGGCTTACAAAATTGCATATCACTCTTCTGCTGTATCTATTTCTGTGTGCTTAGTGGTAGTTCGATGAGGATGTTCGATATAATCTTTCATTACTCGATCAAGGCTAGTATCCTCATTTCGTTCCCAAGCTTTACGAAACTGTTTAATAACAGTACCATCTACTAGAGTATATTTAAGACTATTGCCTTCTTTTTGCAACAACCCCTTTGCTTCAAACATGTCAACCAATCCGCTGTAGGGATTCATCCCAGTTTCATAGGGAATCTTAACTTGAACACTTTCGAAAGGTTTTGCATATCGTGTCTTCATAATTTTACATGCAGCACGAATACCTTTGACTTCTGAAATCTTATTGCCATCTTCGTCTTCTTTTAACTTTAACTTACGCATAGCAACTACGATAGAACTTGCGTAGATAAAGCCTTGACCGCCACTAATCTTATCGTCGGGATCAAACATGTCTTGACTTGCGTATGTGTGATTAGTACAAACTAGACCTAAGTTTAAATCACCGAACATGTTTACACAGTTACGTACCAATGCTGTTAGAGCTTTGGGCTTACGGCCCATGTCTCCTTTTAGATCACCAGCTTCAAATTGGTTAACATCAGTTGGTGTTAAAAGCATACCCAGTGAGTCTAGTACAAATAATACTTTAGGGCGAGAATCTTCTGGCAGTGTTTTATACTCTTTAACAAACTCGCTGATCATTTTAGCAACATCATCGATCATGGCCATGTTAAGTTTAAGAAGTTTATCTTCTGCGGTATCGACACCCAGTGCATGAAGCCAAGCTTCGTCAAGTGCGTTCTCAGTGTCAATAAGGATAACGTAAATACCTTGTTGTTGAGCATTCTTAACAAGATTTCCAGAACAAATAAAACTTTTACCTGCTCCAGACTCTCCTGCAAATACAGTAACTTTACCCATCGGGATTCCTTTATTAAAATCCCCGCTAATCAGATAATTTAATGCATAGTTGTTGGTCGAAATCCATGTATCTGGATCTCTGAATCCCATACTAATGCCGTCGATACTTTTGGTGATACTTTTTCTAAATTTTGATAAATCAAATGGTTTATTTGCCATAATTATTCCTTAATTTGTATTTCTTTAATAAAATTATACTTTCGTATTTTACTTAAACTATCCTCTAAATTCAAGACTTTACCTAACACTATTTTTCCGTGTCCTAGATTTTTATCATATGGATCCAAATTATGTTTTGTCATCCAATCTATGAACCCTTTGTGTTTAGAGACCGAGAATTCGTCAAATGCCAACGAGGCTTCTCCACTATAAAAGTGTAAATTTTTTGTCATATCATAATCTATAGGCAACTCGTCTGTGTATAAGTCAACATAAGTTTTTCCTAATTCTGCATAGTGCAGATACAAAGATCCCGGTTCTACTTCAAATTCAAAATTATCGTAATCTGTTTTGTCTAACGGTATTCTACGATATTGATCTTTATTAAAACTGAAGTAAAGAGTTTTCCAAAAAATTTTTTTTTCGATTTTATGAATATAAAAATTTACATTTCTGATAGCATTTTTTAATTCTTGATTGGCAATAGAAAATAATCGAGATGGTTTTTCAAATTCACCGCTAAGTTGTTCAAATTTAAGATGCAGATAATTAAAATAACTCTGTGGTTGATCTAATAAGTTTAATCTTATCTCGATAAAATTTTTAAGATATTTGTTAATTATTATCGAAGATTGGATAACTTCTTTTATTGCATCATCAATTGATTGAAAATTAGCAAATGCTTCGTTCTGATTGATATTACAATTGTCTAGGCACCAACGTAATTCTTTGATCCATTTACGGACAAAGTTATTATCGTTGAGTAAGATGTCAAAAGACGCCTCTCCCGAGGCGCCTAGTACAACTGTAAGTTTCATTACTTTTGACGATTACGAATCATTGCCAAAATATCTTCGGCACGTTGACTAGCAGGTTTGGCTGCTGTGACTGGTGCAGTGACTTCTGGTTCGTCTACCTCAAATGGAGGATCGTCGTGTGTTGCCACAGGTGCTGGGCGAGATACTGCCACAGGTTTCGAAACTGGAGTAGATTCGTCGTCGGACTGTTTGCTGCCAGCTGTACTAGCCATTCCAGCTGGTTTGTAATAAGCACTCCACTTATCAGCATCAAATGGTTCACCGTTTACACTGGCTTCAAACATTTCTTTGATGATTTTTAGCTCTGCATCAGATGGCTTTTTAGGCAAAAAGTCATTCAGATTGTACAATCCAAATTTTTCAATGGCTTGCAGTTCTGCAGAAGTCAGTGCCGATTCTTTACGTGCCCAAGTGCTAGTATTGTAGTCAGCATATCCGCCTTTACTGGTTTTCTTAATACTGAAATCCAGTCCAGCTTCGTAGTCAGTTGGCAAGTTTTCCAACTCAGGATCCATCAAAGCATTTTTAATGAGATTAAAAATCTGAGGACTGATAATGAATCGACGAATCGGATTGTCTGTGGGTTTGTCATCAGTGAGAGGATTTTCGTGTACAAATCCTTGCATGATATAACTGCGTTTTTTCCAGTACTTACGACCCATTTCTTCAAGGCTCTTGTCCTTGAACCATGTACGAACTTCTGCAAGGACCGGACATGCCTCGCCCCACATTTCCACGCATGGTACTTGTACAAAAGTGGGCTTGCTATCAACTTGACCTTTTACACCAGCAAAAGGAAGTTTAATCATAAGTCGTTCGACCCAGAAAAAATCATTTTTTGTATTTGCGTCTGGAAGGAAACGTACACGAGCTGTAGTACCTTCTGGGATATTCCAATGGGCATAAATGCCATTGTCACCGCCTGATTGGCCGCCTTGTCCCTTGTTTTCTTGTGCTTGAAGTTTTGCACGAATTTCTGCTAAAGATGTTGCCATAATGTTCTCCTATAAATTTAAGATGGTCTTTGTTGTGCCTAGATATATAATGCACCGTTGCAGTATATAACAATTGTATTTAGTCTGTCAAGACTAAAAGTGAAATTTTTGTTTAGCACAATTAAAGTATAACTGTACTAGAGATAGAATTCAAGTTATTTGGTAATGCCGGCTAATTGTTTGAGAAGATTAGTTCCCAACTCTTCCATTACACCATTACTGTAACTGCCAATTTCTCTATCTGCTGTGGTACTGCCGTATTTTCCGTATCCGTACCCGTATACGCCCATGCGGGGAAATTTGAAATCTGGATTCCAAGCTGCGATTATATCTTTTGCTCGTTCGACTTCTTCTTTGCTTTCGAAGTAATAAACACTGTTTTGGAATTTGAATTCAAATCCGTTATTTTTCAATAAATTATCTAAATTAGAATCAATGATATCGTTATCAAATTGATCTTCATCATCCCGTGGATTGCTCAATTGGTTTGCAAATGGGCTGGGATTCTCATCTTCTTCCTCGATGTCCTGGCCCTTATGAGCATGTTTTTTATTTTGAACATCGATGGGATTAGTTTCTAGTGTTTCCAACATTTCGTTGGCCCACGACTCAAATTCTTCTCCGACACGATTTTTATATTTGCTATAAGCTTTATACACAACTGGTAGAGCATCCATAAGTCTATCATCGAAAATTTTTCTTGTGAAACGTTCTCTCAGTGAGTTCAAGTCAATTTCATCTTCGTCAATAATTTCAGGTTGCCATAATGCTTTGTATTGGTCGTATCCACGTTGGCTGCGAAGTGAATGCAAGTCTCTGTGCAATCTACCATAATGATCTATTGCACTGTTGACCATTTGTGTAGTTTCTATGTCTTCAAAAGTTCGGCCGCGCATATTTCTTGTAAATGTTTTAAGTGCATTCATTTCACTTAAAATTTTATTAATATGTTTTCCGAAATCATCATTGAGTTGGCCGCCGTTTTTGACATGTCTTGCCAAGGCACGTGCGCCATTTATTGTAGTGCCTTCGGGACAACGATAACGTTCTCCCAAGGAATTTTCGATGTAGAACGATTCGACATTTCGACTTCTTGCACCAGGAATAGTTTCATCTACAATAGGTTTACTATGACGAACAATTAGTTTTACGTTTTCAAGTTTCTGGTAACTACTTCTTCTTGTTCCGTAAAGTTTACTTTCTGTTACCTTAATATCGTCTTTATCTAATATTTCTGCATTTTTATTTGCGTGTTTCAGATCTCTAAGATTAAGGCCGCTTTTTGCGATATCCCTGACATCAAAGCTTAACATATTTCTTTTTGCAAACAATCTCAATGACTTTAAAAAGTTATACCATACTGCTTTTTCTTCTGGTGACATTTCACTGTCGATATCTTTGTCAAAGAATACTTTTAAGTTGTTTGAATCAACCAAACTTATAGTAATATTGCCTAAATTTCTGTCGTTAATGACATAATCAAAATTAAAAAACCTAGCCTTTGTGGGATCTAACGTAGCTTTGGCATTTTCGTCGCCAATGTTTACCGCGTCGAATCGACTGCGAATTTTATCAAATAAGTTTTCAGCTACTTTTTCAATTTCTATCATAGTATTATATTTATCAAATCATTATGAAGGGCATGGGCATCAAAATTTCATCGCTGGAATCTTTGAGCTTTTCATCTAAGTTGGGATCAAATTCTCGCAAGAACATTGACATTCGAACAGCTAACAACATAGACATTACTAAATCGTCTGTTTCTCCTATTTTGGCTGCATACCCGCTGCCTGCTGCTATAAAAGTTTTTAACTCACTTACTAGTGCTTTGCTTGCAATGTGCAATTTTCGAGTTTCTATTAGATTTTTAAATTTAGAACAAGCAGATAATTTTGATTTATTAGTTGTTGTGAATCCTTTTCTATAAGTTCTATTCGATCCTACTTTTTTTGGCTCACTTAAAAATATACCTTTTATATTTTCTTCTCCGTATTCGCTAATTGCTACCAGTGCTGCTTCACCGAGGGTATTGTTTTCTACACTGTAATAAACATCATTATTTGATTTTGTAGTTTCCGCTAATGTCTTTGTTATCTCAGATAATATCTTTACCTGTGTTTGCACTGATGTTTTATTATGCTGCCATTCTGCTATTTGTTTCATGCTGGGCATTTCTAATACTTGGATAGCAGCAGGGTCTCCTCCTGTACCTAAACTAGGATCTAGTGCAACTATGTAAACATTTCCTTGTTCTGGTTTTTTATACCAGCGAACCTGTCCTTGTTTAATCAACGGATCTATTCCCGACATTTCAGTTAAAAAGATAGGGTTAATCAGTGTTTCGTCGTGAATAATAAATTCGCATTCCATTTCTCGACGAAAACGTTCTTCTCCTAATTGAGCACGCATTTCTGCTGCCCATTTTTCATCCCTGTCAGGATGCTCTTGCCATTTACTTCTATATGCCCTAAATCCGTTAACACCTAACTCTGTTTCATTACCATATTCGTCAATGCGTTTATTTGCTTGACGCCAAATTTGTGCAAACTGATCTTCATCACTGTTTGGTGTGCTGGTTATAATGCACTTACCGCCTGTTGCCAGTGTTGGACTAATCGACGTCCAGAATTCACTGGCAATACTGGGTCGCACAAACGCAAACTCATCGCAATACAATAAGGATATACTCATACCACGACCAGTATTTTCTGTTGTGGTAGCACTTACTATTCGACTACCGTTGTCAAAATCTATGCTGCCCTTATTATAACTAGTTACACCTGCTCGAATATAATCCGGAACACTTTCGTATGCATATCGGATACGCTGCATAATTTCCTGAGATCCAGTATATTTGTGAGCTGCAACAAGAACAGTGCTGTCAGGCACAAACATAGCATACCATAGCAGATATCCCGCGGCTGTTGTTGACTTGCCCGTCTGTCGAGGCATCAATGATATTGAATATCTGTAATTATGATACGTTTCTACTAGTCTAGATTGATACTCAAATGGTTGATATCGTAATCTTCCTTTGGTAGGATGCTGAATATAAAAATAGTTTTCTAAAAAATATTGAGGACCATTTATCGGATCTGCACATTTAATGACCTCATGAATCTGTTCCTCAGTAAACGACTGTTTAACATTTGGTTTTTTAACGAGAACAGATTCTAGTGGTTTAGACATTTCGATTGCAAAAATAGATTAAATATGTTATACTATATTTATGGTATTAACTTTGTGAGTTCAAAATGTCTGACGTACTGCTGTTGAACAGCGATTACAATCCAATTTCAGTTTTACCTCTAAGTGTTATCGGTTGGCAACATGCTGTCAAACTATATTTCTTGGAGCGCATCACTGTGGTTGAAGAATATGAAAACTGGGTAATTCGTAGTGAAAATTTCAGCATGAATGTGCCCTGTGTTGCAGTTACCAAAGAATACTTCCACTTTAAAAAGTCAGCGAAGTTTTCCCGTAGTAACATGTTCTTGCGAGATATGTACCAATGCCAGTACTGTGGCGAAGTTTTCGAGCATAAAGAACTTACTCTGGATCACGTAATCCCACGTGCTCAAGGAGGTAAGACTACCTGGGAAAACAGTGTAACAGCCTGTAAAAATTGTAATCACAAAAAAGGACACAAGCTGATTAAACCACTACGCACACCATATAAGCCAGATCACTTCCAATTAATTAAAAAATGGAAGGAACGGTCTGTACAAGTGCGACACGAGAGTTGGTATCAATATTTGGGCATTAAGCCAAAGTCTTAGATAGGTTTTTCGCCAGTAAGATAAGGCTTACTGAACCAAAGTTTAAACCAAGCATCGGTGCCCGGTTTGATGTCATGTTTATGCATCAGCTGGGCTTTTTCATTTCCCGTGACGCTGATGTTACTGCCGGGATAACCTTGATATGCGGTCCAATTTGGTCTGTTAGTTATACCAGCTAGAAGTTTTAATTCTTGAAGCGGATCCATTATACACCAAATTTATTTTTCTTTGGTTTAGCTACGGGACTTACTTTATTAGTGCTTTTTAATTCTTGACTTTTCAAATCGCCATTGTTTAAATCTTGGTAATGACTGCCCACTGCATCAAACGCATGTACTAACATCCTTTGTTCTTCTGGGGTATACGGAAAAGCTAAATTATTTCTGCCTGCCCAAGATTCTGAATCAACTGTGGGTGCCAGTGGGTCGATTCCGTCGGCTGCGGCCACAGCCATCATAACACGATTTAACTCATATACTCTGTCAGCAAACTTCTCATCTCGAAATTTATCGAGACCCACTGTTGCTTGTTGGAGTCGCGAAGGAAGTTTTCCCTCTTTGTCTTCTAAGATTATATCTTTTATTTTCATTTACCAAGCCCTGCAAGACCAATAACGTGCTTTCCATCTCGGCCCTGGGTTAGCGCAGTTATGTCTGGCTCTAAAGCTCTTACGGCGTTTAGGATTAGATTTTTTAATTTTCATCTTTTTATCGCCAAAGTTTACCTTAACGACATTCCCTTTCGGACCGCGAACATATACTTTAGATTTTTTAACATCGCCTTGCATGGGCTTACCCAACGACACTTCACGACCCTGATATTTTGCCTCATTATAAACTTGATCAGGGTCATCGGTTAAGTATTCTTCTGCCAATTGATCAGCAATTATATCAATAATTTGTTCAAAGTCATCATCCGGGTGTAGTCTAAAATCTATCGAAGCATTATCGTACATATCTTGCAATTTTTCCGATACATATGCTTCTTCTGCACCTTGGGGATTAGTTAACACTTGATAAATGTCTTTATCTCCTGATGCTAGATCTCTGAAAATCATATCTACTTCGGCCATTCTACTTTCTTCGATGTCAGTTTTATCATCAGCAGGATTTTTTGTTAAAAGTATTTTTCCCTGTAATTCTGGTCGATTTTTTATAATAGCTAAAGCGTAATTATTGGCTCCGTTCTTCCAATCAAAAACTTTAGGCTGGCCTTTTTGCGAATAAATTTTTCCATCAATCTTAATGTACCAAGGCCCGCGATCTCTATCCATTTGTTGTTGGCGAAGTTTGCGTTCAAAGTCGGGATCATCTTCGTGGCCTAGCTCATGTTGAAGTTCTTGACGTTTAAATTCACGTTTGCTCAGATCCATTTGGCGTTGTTGATCTCTTTCATAGTCCATGGGATTATAATAATTTGCCTCATTTAAATTAACTGATTCAAATAATGCTCCACTAACATTTAATAGTGCCATAGCTTTTTCATCAGCTTCTACAATGACGCCATCTGGCATGAAACCAACAATACCAGTTTCAATTACTAAATTGCCTAACTCAATATCAAAACTATCTCCTAGTTTAATAATATTTTGTTCGATGATGACATCACGTATTTTCATTTTTTTACCTTAATAGTTTCGTATTCTTTAATCAACTTTAAACTCATGCTTTCTTTCATAGCTTGAGGATTGTCACCAAATTGATAACCATGGGGAGTCATTTTCTTTTCTTTACCAGCCACATCCCCATCTCCGCCTTTTGTTTGTGCCTGCACGGGCATAACATGTTCGTCTGGAGTAGTGCTTGCATGATAACGTTCGTCCTTGGCTTCTTTAGTAGCTATAGGATCTTTTTCTCCAGGAGGAGCAGGCATCATTGAACCTAATTTTTTGGCTTGATCTACACTGGTAGCAGTGCTTGGATTTGGAACTACTTTTAAATTTTCTTTAGTAGCGATAGGATCTTTTTCTCCAGCTGGAGCAGGCATCATTGACCCTAATTTTTTGGCTTGATCTGCACTGCTAGCAGTGCTTGGATTTGGAACTACTTTTAAATTTTCCTCGACGTCTTCTTCGCCTATTTTATATGCTAGATTAGGTTCTTTTCCATTTTGTTGTGGGAATTGGGCGCCAATTTTTTTTGCCTGTTCAATACTAGATGCCCCAGCTGGGTTTGCACGAACTTCTAAATTTTCCTCAACTTCTTCATCGTCGTCTGTACTAACAACCAGTACACCTTCTGGTTCGGTCCGATCAGCTTCGTGATTTCCGCCCATACCTGCTAATTTTAACATTTGCATTAGTTCTGTTGCAGAATTTCCGTCAGCAGTAATAGTGACACTCTTAGTACCATCGCTGCTCATATTGGTACTGACATTCATTCGACCTTCTTGTTCATGTTGTCCCATCATGCCGTTGCCCATTGCACTCATACCGCATTCATCTAATTGGGTGTCTTCTAATATTTTAATGCCAGCAATGCGAAGCATTTGTAATAGTTCTTCACCTTCTTTAACAGGATAAGTTTTGCCACCTACCTTAATAGTTTCGCCAGGTTGCACACCGTCAGCTTTGGCTTTTGCAACTGCGCCGCCAAATGCATTACCTTCTTCCATATCAGCTTCGTCTACTGGAACTGGAACTGGTACTCCTTTTTCACCTGATTTAGGTGGTGTACTGGTCCATACCCCGCCTTTAATAGACCCCATTGGAGGTTCTGATTTCGATGGTGCTGGCTTCGACGGTGTTTTAGGAGCAGGGGATACGCTTCCTCCGTCTATGTTTTGCGGAACCGGTACGTTAGGTTGTCCTTTTTTTGGAGGATTACTTGTCCATACTCCACCTTGAATACTACCTTCAATAATATCTCTGAATGTTTCAACAATCATTTTATTAATAGTAGTAGAATCTTTCGACACACTTTCAAATTGTGATTTCTTAGGACGACCGCGACTGCGCTTTACTTGCTCACCATCGCTGCCTGTTTCTGTTTCACCAGTTTTACGATCGTACCGGCGTGTATGCTTTATACCGCTGGCAGTTTTTTCAATTTCACCTTTAGCACCTTGACGTTTTTCGCCTGTCTTCATATCATTACTACGATTGGCAACAGCCTTCATCATATCGTCCCAACCTTCAACGATTTGTTCTTTGGTAAAGCCTGCTTCCATCATGGCTTTTATTGCTTCTTCTACTTTGCCTTTATTATGTGCTTTCCAAGCAGCACCATATGCTTTACTTTTTTCTGTCTTAGTTACTTTACCGTCTTTGGCATAACCTTTTTTGATATGCTTGACCATACGCTCTGCTTTAGCTCCTGGCGGTGCAACTTCTTGTACTTTCTTAGACTTAGCATCTTTAGCAGCTTTTTTCATTGGCTCATCTTTGTTGCCATCTTTGTCTAAGTCGATATAGTCTGGTTTAGCAGCTTCGTCCATCTTGTCGTGTTTAGCACGAATCTTAGCCATTGTTTCTTTGCTGGCACCATCGCGGCCTGCTTTTTGAAGGGCTTTCATTCCTTGCTCGCCGTATTTCTTTTTGCCTAAATAAGCTTGTAGACCCGATTCTTCAACTTCGCCTTCTGACATATCTTTTTTATTTTCAGCCGAATCATTGTCTGCTTTTAGTTTTACATCTGAAGGAGTTAACTTTTTACTTGGGTCCAATGTAACAGATAATCTTTTTCCTTGTGGTGCAGTGGCTTTAAAACCAGTAGCAGTTGATTGTACATGACCCGACTGCTCGCCTAATTTCTTACCAGCAGCAGCAGCTTTTTGAAATTTTTCTTTACCGTACTTCTTACGACCGATACTGGCAGCAACTGCTTCTGGATTGTCTGCTCCACCTTTTTTAACAGCGGCCACCGTCTTTTTAAAGCCCATGTACTTTTCTGATAGTACTTGATCCATATTTT